AAGTCAGAGAGTCCTTATAAGACTTTTAGCGCCAGATTAGCGTTCTTGAGAGGGTTCGATCCCCTCCGCTGGTACCATTTAAATCGTAGTTGCAACTACATTGGTATTGCAAGCAACTGTGACAAACTTTCCATTGCCGTATGTAATAGCAGTCCATTGCTGACTGCTTGGCATTGTAGTTGAAGTCCAAGTTATAGCATCACTGCTTACAGCAGCAATACTGGTATTTGAACCAATAGCAACCCAGTGATTGTTACCATAAGCAAGATCGACCCACTGTTGATTTGCTGGTAGATTGGTACTAGTCCAATGTACTCCATCAGTGCTGTAAGCAGCAACATTGGTATTACCCACAGCAACGAACTTGCCTCCACCGTAGTTAATAGCAGACCAAGCCTGTGCTACTGGCATAGTGTTACTTGTAGTCCAGCTACGACCCTGTGTTGTGCTCACACTACTCATTGCGCTGTTGCCAGTGATGCTGACAAACTTACCGTTGCCATAAGCAACATCAGTCCAGTATCCAGGAACATCCATAGTACTGCTACCCCAATCGTGTGGATCAGTAGTGATTGCAACTGTGATGCTGGTATATGGGTTTGTTGGACCCGCAAAGAATCCTGTGCCAGTTGCTACTAGAGTATTTTGGCCATAGGCTATGCCATTCCAGTAGCGCTGATAGGGTAAGTTTACTCCGTGCCAGTTGTTGATGCCGTCAATGCTTTCAGCACTGTTCCAAGCCCAACCAATGGCACAAAACTTATCATTGTTGAATGCGATATCTTGCCACACATTGCCCCAAAGCATTGTCCATGGCATTTTAGTTCCCTGAGTCCAAGTAATACCATCACTACTAGAGGCAGTGTTGCCAGTGATGTTTGCTACTGTGACGAATGTATTTTTACCAAATGCGATGCAATTCCACGGATCAGTTGTTGATATTGTGCTTTGTGTCCAAGACATAGAAATAACCTTATTTTGTATTTATAGATGCCCTGATGGTGGAATTGGTAGACACGCAGCGTTGAGGTCGCTGTGCTGAAAAGCATAGGAGTTCGAGTCTCCTTTGGGGCACCACTTATAGTTCCTTAGCTCAGTTCGGTAGAGCAACACCTCGACACGGTGAAGGTCACTGGTTCAAATCCAGTAGGAACTACCACGCCCCTGTGGACAAATTGGTAAAGTCGGCTCTCTCAAAAGGAGCAGTTCTGTCCGTTCGAATCGGACCAGGGGTACCAAACACGCTCCCATAGTTTGCAACGGTAAAACATCTCCATGGTAAGGAGAAGTCGATGGTTCGACTCCATCTAGGAGCACCATAAATAGCTGTATGTCGAAATTTTACAAGAAACTTGATTTGCCCAGAATACCAGATGAGTTGATTAATCTTGATATTGATGACCCCATCATGGTCTATGACATTGGTCACGGACACAAGTTTAACAGAGACGGAGCAGACATACAGCCCATCAAGTTCAAGTATGGTTACAGTTCAAACGAACCCTTACTTGAATGGATCAAACAAAACATACACCCACTGACCAACACTGGTCTAATGTGTAAAACAAGTTATGGCGATCCCGAAGGTGCAGAGCACATTGTCCACAGCGATATACGAAAGGTAGCACACTTGAGCTACTGGACTCAATCGGGTGGTGATAACGTTGTCACATCTTGGTATTGGGAAAAGGGCAAGCCCCTGTTCAGATCCAAGTCTGAGGGTGGCAAACAGAGTGATGACGGTGTTATCACTTATGAGAATCTAAAGAAACTAGATTCAGTAGTATTTGAAAATCATTGTTGGTACTTGTTCTGTGCCAATGTGTTACACGATGCCAGAAATATCACTGGTGTCAGAACAGGGTTTGAGATACCCTTAAGATCAATGGATGAATTGGTCAACTCAAAATTTATGTTAGACGTTTATTCGTTGACACATAAATAAAAAGACAGTATAATAACAGTTATGCGGGTATGATGTAAAGGTAACCTGAATCCTTGCCAAGGATTATTTGCGAGTTCGATTCTCGCTACCCGCTCCAAATTTCGCCTCGTTAACTCAGCGGTACGAGTAGCTCCTTTACACGGAGAAGGTCGGCGGTTCGATCCCGTCACGAGGTACCAATCAAGGAACAGCGTATGAGCAATCCAAAAGAAACATTAGAAAAAGCATACGGCAATGTTCCAAAAGAAGTTGCAAGCGAGTATATCTGGGATTGGATCCCAACTCGTGGTCTCAAGTATTACTACTTGACAGTATGGCGTAAAATCTTTCGTTGATTTGCCATAGCAATTGACACAACACATTCAATAGATTACACTAGCTAGATGATTTATTCAAGCAAACGAATTGCCTTGGTTGTGGCACGAAACAACTTTATCCATCGTGGTGTGGGTAGTTATAGCAAGAGTATTATTGATTGGGCATTGGCAAGTGGTCATACCATCGATATTATCAGTGATGATACGGTGCGAAACAATGGCCTATTCGATCAATATGCTGACAGAGTAAACTGGTTTGTGCCAGAAGATATCATCAACGATAAAATCTACAAAGAGATTACAGCGTTTAAGTTTGGCTACAACATTGCGGCAAGTCACAACTTTCGCAACAGTTTGTTCAGAGCATTGAAATCGCACACCTATGACTTGATGATTCCCAACAGCAACGAAGCTCTAATGGCTATTGTGAGTATGGGATTGCATCGTGTGAGTAAGGTTCTTTACCCAACTCACGGCGGAGTAGAAAGCGGAGTAGAAACTTCACAGAGTCTGTTTGCCGCTGGCATCACAGATGTGTTTGTCGGGGTTAACGGAGTTCCTGGAGTGTTGCTGGCCTGTCAGAGTGATTGGGTCAGAGAACACGCACAACAACTCTACGCACACAAAGCAGACGAGTGCATCACAGTTGGACCCATGGTGCCAGAACTTGACTTGTTGGACTTTGACAAGATCGACACTGCAAAACAATGGGGCGTTGGCTTCATTGGGCCCTGGGAAGGTGATAAGGCCCCCGAACAGTATGTGCAGGCTGTTAAGGCGGCGGGACTTCCTGCTGTTGTTATTTGCCCAAGTGATGTAAGCGAGAAGAAATTCCGCAAAGCATTTGAGGACAATGGCATTGAGTATAAGATCCATGTCGGTGTAACCGGCAAAGAAAAAACAGAGATTATACGCACCTTCGCAGCCGCATATCATCCAAGTCTGACTGAGACATTTGGTCTTGGTGTACTTGAAACGGCCCATGTTTGTCCAACCATCTTGTTGAGCAAACGCAAGTGGAGTGTGGCACATAAGGATTATTGTTATGTCGTTACAGAAGACGATGTGGTAGATTTGTTAAAGGACTCTTATGGTAAGGGTGTTGTTGACCGGCAAGCATTATTGGATCGTCATCAACGAACCATTGACACATTGAATGATTTATTGAATCAATCAAAAGTGCCCCGAAAGAACAAAAATAGCTTGACAGAGGCCATTGAAGGTAGTACAATTATCAAACAGTCAGACTTCACAGCGAGTTTGCCAAGTTTCTGTAGTGACGAGTTTTTTAAACTTGCACGAATGACAACTCAGCAAGAGGTAGAAGTTTTGCATACTAAAGATTCAACTTTCTTTCGAGTAGCTGGATCTGGTGCAGAATTTGAAGAAAAAACGGATGTTTTTAATTCACTTTTTGCTTGACACTTATAAATCAAGTGGCTGTATAATAAGGACTTAGATGAGCAATCATCTTTGTTCTTTAAAAAGTAAAGTAGTTTAGGCTGATGACGGCAATCAGAAAGCAGTCTGAAATCTGACCCCATTGCAGTAGCTTTGCCGAGCAAATGTGAAGGGAGTTGATATGATGAAAGTGGTAGACATGGGGGCTTTAGAGGTCCCCGCAGTAAACAGCGTGTAGGTTCGAATCCTACTATCATTTATCAGATATCAGCCTAAACTATTTTACCAAAATGTATTGACAACAATTGCATTTTGAGTTACAATAAGGTTTCATTGGGGCAGCTTAATGTCCGGTAGGCGGTTCGCCGTTTACAAAGAATAAGTCTAGTGATAGACCCAAAGGAGGTAAGCCTACGCAACTCCGCTGGCAACAGTTCAATTAAGCAAGCCTGCTCACTCTGGCGACAGAGCGTTCACTGATAAGACCGGTGGATGTAACAGCAAAGCTGATGTAGTGGAAAGAACGTTTGTTTAAACGCCAGAGATTGTATCAAAGGGAACGTTAGCAGATGGAAAGTAACAGGTGGTGCTGACTTCACTACAAAACCAATCAGTTAGTTGGCATGAGAAAGGGTAGCGTATCGGTTCAAGGTTTTGCAGCCAAGAGCTTGTATGCAGTTTGAGTGGTTGGTGGGCTACAGTAATGTAGCACATTGGTCGCAAAAGACGACTGAGTAGTCCGCAAGACAAAAGGTACGTGGTGTGTTGTATTGTGTATTCCAAAAGAGTATGCAGCAACTGAGTCAGCACATCGCAGTAGGTTGTTATAGCACAACGGTAGTGCAACTCCCTGTTAAGGAGTCGGCTGTGGGTTCAAATCCTACTAACGATTAAAAAAGCAAAGACTGACTCGGTCGTATGTGAAAAGCATCTAATACTTGAGGCGCAAGCTAATCAAGTCAGACGTAACTCGCAAGGTGAAATCTGTTTATGCTGGAAGTTTCGTAAGCGGTTAGCCCCGCTGAATGGCTCGCAAGGTCAACGGGATAGATGGCGTAGAATAGCATACGATGACAAGACTACTGCCTGTCTTTAAAAACGGCGATGCTGGTAGCAGACTGTGATACTCGCAAGAGGTTCAGTGGAAATCGAGAGAAAGCAGACTCGCAAGGTCGGTAATAATGCTCGGGGTGCTACTAGGTTAGGATGTATTCTCAGTCCGCCAATTTATATGCAAACACATTAGTTGAGCTTGATGCTTTGACTGATCAACATAGCTACATAGGGTAGATTAGTGTGTTTACATATAAGTAATTATAGCGGGATAGAGTAACGGTAATTCAGCAGGCTCATAACCTGCAGATCCTGGTTCGATTCCGGGTCCCGCATCCAAATTTTGGTGATTGTGTGGAGCTAAGGCAATTTGCTGGACTATGAAGCACAACGAGAGCGTTGAACTTGAAATAGGTTCAACCACCAGACTAATATGGCCGGTTGGCAGAGCGTTTTATGCACTCGATTGCAAACCGAGTAAAGGTAGGTTAAACTCCTACACCGGCCTCCAAGTTTTGCCTGTTTATTAAAACAGGCCGGTGTAGTGTAAGAGATGAGGAATTGCTCCAGATTTTCGTCACAAACGAAAACCTGCTATTAAAAAAACGTTCCATTGCTCCAAGGTATCCTGCATTGAGTTGCACTGTTTGTTGATCCTTGGCATATTGGTAACAACTGCTTTTTGTCTTTTGCTTTGGTGAAGGCGCCTGATAAGCGTTACTCCCAATGTCAATTGCACATTGTCCCGCAATTCACTTGCTTACACTCACTGTCTTTTTCAAACACAAAGGAATTCAAAATGAACATTACACTACGCAAAGCCAACGCATTACAAGCAGCAATTCAAGAACACATCAAAAGCATTGACATCAAAACATCGGTGTCTATGAACGAATTCCAACTGCCTTTTGATGAAATCAGCCACGCACGTGAAACTCTGATTGCAAACGACAAACGCCGTGCAGACTTGACTGCCACCTTGTACGTGATCCGTGCCCAAGTGGGTGATGCAAACTCCGCCAGCGGTGTCAGCGCACAGTTGGCACAGGCAGCATACATTGACAAGCGTGTGGCACAGTTGAAGACCCTAGTCGACTCCAAAGCCTCAGACAGCCTTGATGTTGTTGTGGGCAAGTTGGACAAGATCCGCAATGACAAGGGCGAAAGCCGTCGTAGCATCTATGCCAGCGACACAGTGGACACTGGTGTGTTGGATGCAGCACAGATTGACCAGTTCAAAACCGACATGCAGATGCTGAAAAAGCAAAAGCAGGCAATCAATGATAAAGTGTTGGAACTCAACATCCGCACAGAAATCACATTGTCTGACAGCGATGTGGCACTGTTAAAGCAGGAACAGTTGATTTAACTACACAGCCCCGCAAGGGGCTTTTTTGTGGGTCCTTAGTTCAACGGATAGAATACCATGCTTCGAACTTGGGGATAGGGGTTCGATTCCTCTAGGGCCCTCCAAACTAATACTAAAGTTCACACTTGCACTATGTTCAAAATGGTGCTATAATACAGTTAATGGAGAGCAATATGCCGTGGATTCAAAATGTAGCAAGAAGTGATATTAGTCAGGGGTTTCATATCGACCCAGGTCCTAATGCTATACTGATACAGATTGTGGATCCTCCTGGTGACTTTCCCACTCCCAAATATACATTTAAAGAAGTTCACCAGTTTGAGTTTCTTGATGTAGAGGAACGAGATCCAGTAGACGATGAGGCTATGCGTTGTAGCCCAGAGCAGGCAGCAGAGTTGGCTCGTTTGTTACAACACGCATTAGACAACCGTATGAATGTGATTGTTCATTGCCATGCTGGAGTGTGTCGCAGTGGTGCAGTGTGTGAAGTTGGTGTTATAATGGGGTTTGACGACACAGAAGCATTCCGTGCTCCTAACTTGTTAGTCAAGCACAGAATGATGCGGGCATTGGGCCTGTACTATGATGAAAACGAAGAGCCAACTATCAATGGCAAGCCCTATCAATACAGCGCTGGAGGCATCATTTTGCCCCCAGACCACGAAGGCGATCTTTAGCAAAGTTCGCTTATTAAGAATGAGACATTTCAAGAAAGGTAAACAATGAAGCGCAAGAACTATTTGTATATGTTGATTGGTGTGCCTGCTAGTGGCAAGAGCACTTGGATCAACACCCAAGACTGGACCCGAGATATTCCTGTTGTGTCTAGTGACCGTTTCATTGACGAACACGCACAAAAGCAAGGCAAGACCTATAACGAGGTCTTTGAGGAATACATCAAGGTTGCAACCAAGTTGATGGAAAACCAAGTGTTGATCTGTCAAGCAAATAACAAGGATGTAATCTGGGATCAAACTAACTTGACAGCGAAAAGTCGTGCAGCCAAGTTAGCCATGTTGCCAGACTACTACAAGATTGCAGTGGTGTTTAAGACTCCAGATGCAGACGAACACAAGCGTAGGTTAGACGGTCGCCCAGGCAAATCTATCCCAGAAGGGGTATTGAAGTCGATGGCAGCTAACTTACAATTACCAACAGAAGCGGAAGGATTCAAAGAAATCTGGTACGCATAAGGAAAGAATAATGACAAAGTGGATTACAAGTGACTTGCATTTCGGACACGCAAACATAATGAAGTTTTGCCCTGTAACACGGGTAGGCTTCGCCGATGTGGCAGATATGCGAGAAAAGATGATTGCAGAGTGGAACGCAAGTGTGCAGCCAGATGATGAAACATTCATCTTGGGTGACTTTGCCTTCTTGCCAGCAAAAGATGCAGTACAAATCTTGCGCCGTTTGAATGGTGCAAAGATATTGATTGAAGGCAATCACGACCGCAAGTTGTTGAACGACCCTGCATTCCGTGCAGAGTTCAAGGAAGTGCATCAGTATTTGCGCTACAATCACGATGGACAAGTTGTGATTATGTTGCACTATCCTATCTGGGAGTGGGACCAAATGCATCGTGGTGCAGTTCACTTCTACGGTCACGTACACGGCAACAAGACTGGCTTGGAACGGTATCGTGCTCGTGACGTTGCTTTTGACGCTACAGGACGTGTGGTCAGCCGCTTGGATGAAATGATTCGTGATGCGTTGAAGGGCGAAATCCGCGCTCATCACTAAGGAAAGATTATGAACAAAGAAGAATTACGAAAGTTCGTACTAGACAATCCCAAGTTGGTCACAATGCGGCCAGCTGGCGATGGCATCTATGTGCTAAAGTACAAGCGTACTGTATTCTACGATAACTTGTGGAATGAGTATTTGGAAGAATGCCGCGGCACAATCGTGGACGCAGACTTTAACATTGTGACTTATCCATTCACCAAAATCTATAACTATGGTGTTGAAAAGAACGCACCTGTGTTTGCCGATACTGATTTGGTAACTGCATATCGTAAAGTCAATGGATTCATGGTTGCTCTGACTTGGTACAACAACGATGTGTTGGTGTCTACTACTGGTAGCACTGATAGTGATTTTGTTGGTTATGCACGGGAAATGATGTTGAAGCACATGCCTTGGGCTGACTGGCAAATGGCATTCGCCAATGACGATATGCAGGGTATGACTTTTATGTTTGAATGTGTGCATCCTTCAGATCCACACATCATTCCAGAAGAAATGGGCATGTACATCTTGGGCTATCGTGAAAACGAATTTGGCTCTAAGATTGGACACGATGCTTGCGTATTGCAAGACTTGTCTATCATGTTCAAGTGCCACAAGCCAATTGGGCTTACAGCTTATATGTCAGAAGTAAAGACTCTGGCTAAAGAATGTAAGCACGAAGGTTTTGTATTCTATCACACAGATGGTCGTGCTGCTAAAATCAAGAGTCCATACTACTTGGTCAAGAAGTTTGTAGCCCGTAACCCTCGTACTGACAAGTTGATGCGCCCAGATATCAAGCAATCGTTGGATGAAGAATATTATCCCTTGATTGACGCTATCCAAGCCAACATCACTGAATACACTGCTATGGACGAGCAAGCTCGTTTGTCTTGGGTTCGTGACTTCTTGGAGGTTGCCTAAGGAAATGCTTGATCCTGGATACCGTACGGTACCGAGAAAGCAAATCGTTCATGCTTGGCGACCCTGGTTCGCTTGGCGTCCAGTCCAGATACACGGCCGGCGTGTTTGGCTAAAAACCATATACCGCCGTTGTATCAATACCTACGTTGACATGGACGATTGGGAAAGATGGGAATACGGTGACTTATTTGATGTATTGAAAGAATAACATGCAAGATGAAAGCCATTTGCCGGTGAGTGAACAAAGTCTAGTCTACCGCTTGCGTAAACGGGCGGAGATTAGACGCAACATTCAAGACAGAAAAAGTGTGCAAGAAGGTCGAGCTGACCGTATTGCCGACCTGCTGGAAGAAGCCGCAGACGAGATTGAACTCTTGACTCCTAAGCCTGTAGAACGGAAGTGTTGCGTATGTGGCACTACTGAAAATCTACACAAAGATGGGTGGTATGGATATCGTTGCAACAGTGACGATTGTGTGCCGTTTTGATGGTCTATACTAAATAATAGTGTATTTCAAAACAGTTCTTACACTGTATAATTCAATCAGATTGCCAACTTCATTGGCAATACACCCACACTATTAGGATAAGTATGACAAAGAAAAAACTCTCTGAATTTGATAGTCTTTGGGAATGGACTAAAACAAAGAGTAACTACCACTTTGACGATTTTAGAACAGATGAACCTGGTTTTGGATTCAAAGTGATTGAAACATTCCCGGTAACTTGGGCGCACCATATTCAAACAATTCGTGATGCCTGTACCCCCAAAACATGGAACAATCTTACACGCACTGGTGGCTCTCACGGGCACCGTGTGTTGGGTATTGATAAACGCAAGAGCGATATTGCACAAGGGTTGGGTGATATTGATGAGATTGAGTTATCTTCAGTCTACGAAGCATTTAATGAAATGCCAGAGTTAAAGGCAATTATTGACAGCTTTCATTTGGAAAAACCACAGGCACGTTGTCACGTACAATGTACTGGGCAGATGTTTACATTGCACATAGACCCAATTCAGCGAATGTTCTATGATCATTCACGTGATGGTGCAGTTCACGACCCAGATCCGGATCTTGATGATTACGGATATGATGTTAAAGACATTATTCGTATCACAGTTATGTTAGAAGACTGGAAACCTGGACAATTCTTAATGTATGGCAACACTCTGTATCAGCAATGGCGTGCTGGTGAAGCACACATACACGATTGGATCAATATGCCACACTCGTCAGCAAATGCAAGTCAACACACACGAATTTCATTACAAGTAACTGGGTTACGCACAGCACTAACTCCATCTGCTTATGATGTTCGTACATTCAAAGCAAATCAATAAGGAAAAATCAATGTTTAAAAAAATTCTAGCAGCATTTATTATGCTCTTTACTTTATCGGCTTGGTCAGCAGAACGTATCTCTATTGTATGGGGTTTTGCAGCAGGATCTAATCAGGCAAACTTTTATCGTGCAATGGTCAATGAACTCAACAGTATGCAAAACAAGTATGAGTTTGTTTTTGAAAATCGACAAGGTGCTGGTGGCGCCGTTGCTGGTCGTTATGTGCTAGCCAACGCAGACCATGCTATCTTTGGCGGAACCAGTACATTCTTTTTGCGCAGTCAATTTGACACACAAACTGGATATTCTACCAGTGAGTTCAAGCCAGTCTGTGTACAAACTTTGGGAGCCCCGTTGGTCTTGCTCAGTAGAAAATACACTGACCTAAAGAGCTTCAATAACCGGGGTGGCACAGTATCAGTAAGTGGATTTGGTAGTAGCAGTCATCTAGTCGCTAGTATCTTACAAGAGCAAGATCCCACTGTTCGCATTGTCAACTATACCACATTGGTAGATGCCAACAAAGATGTTATGGGTCAGCACATTGATGCAGGATGGAATTTCTATGCTGACGTTGATAAGTTGATTGAAAGTGGAACAGCGCACGGATTGGCTCTGACTGGCAAACATAGTCTAAACGGAGTTCCAACATTTAAACAAGTTGGGGTCAACGGATTCGAAGAACTCACATCTAACACTGCTATGTTTGTTAGCGCAAAGATGCCCGAAGACAAAGCCAAAGAGTTGCACGAACTGTTGCGCAAAGTAAACAATTTGCCAGCTATCCACGAGTTCTATGCACGTGAGTACAGTCATCCAGCTGACTTTGACTATGAACAAACAAAACAGTGGTACATCAAGCAAGAAGTATTTTGGACAGTGCAGTCAAGAAAAATAAGACCATTTTGACTTGACACACAGACATAAATAAATTACAATATCTACTGTAACAAACAATGCGTAAGTGGTGGAATGGTATACACTCTGGTCTTAGAAGCCAGCGCCGCAAGGATTGAGAGTTCGAGTCTCTCCTTACGCACCAAATTGTACCTATAGCAATATAGGATGACAAGAAAGTCTTGGACACGCAGACTTTAAAGAGAGGTGGGAGCAGGTGGAAACCTTGCATTCTTCAACAACAAACTAGGTATTATATGAGCAGCAGTTACAGTCGTGGTCCAACTCTGGATTTGGAAAAATGTGTGGCAAACATGGACAATAATCGTTTTATGTTGATTGTGGTAGCAAGCGCACGAGTTCGTGAAATTGCAAGCAAGAACAAACACAGTACCAGATTTGAACATCGTAACCCAGTGATTACGACACTCAAAGAAGTTGAAGAAGGTAAACTTGATATTACAGGCATTAAGAATATCAAATAAGAATACTGCGGGATTGGCATATTGGTTGTGTCCCAGCCTTCCAAGCTGGTTAAAGGAGTTCGATTCTCCTATCCCGCTCCATTACAATGAAACCTAAATTTCAACAACTATACATGGACTGGGCACTGCGTGTCGCAGAATTAAGTTATGCAAAAAGACTGCAAGTTGGAGCAGTTATTGTCAAAGACGATACGGTTATTAGTTACGGCTACAACGGTATGCCTGCAGGGTGGGACAACAACTGCGAGACCAAAGAGTGGTGGAATCCAGAACTCGAAGACCTTCACCCAGACGAAATAAACTCATTATATCCATTCTATGGTGAACACGAAGTCGGAGACTATATTGCCAACGGCAGATACAGACTTGTCACTAAGTCAGAAGTCCTACACGCTGAATCAAATGCTATTGCAAAATTGGCGAAGTCTAACAACAGTGGTCTTGGCGCAGACCTATTTGTCACTCACAGTCCCTGCATCCAATGTGCAAAACTTATCTATCAGTCAGGTATTGCTCGTGTATATTATGGTGCAAACTATCGTGATGATGCTGGAGTAAAGTTCTTAAAACAAAGTGGCATCACAGTCACGCAATTAGTATAAATACTAATCTAACCTAATAGGTTGATTTTTCAAACTTATGTCAGTACAATGACATTTTCAACTTTCATTTTATAAGGATAAACAATGAAAAAATTCGCACTTTTATTCGCTTTGTTTGCTGCGATGGGCGTAGCACAAGCGGACGTTAGCGTATTTGGTACAATGGATGCTGGTTATTCTAGCTCTAAAGCACCAGGTGCAGCAGCATCAACTACTAGCTTTACCAGTGGCGGTATGACAACCAGCTACATTGGTTTCAAAGGCGCAGAAGATTTGGGCAATGGCTCTAAAGCTGTGTTCGAATTGTCTAGCTTCTTGAATGACGGCAATGGTGCTGTTCAAGGTGGTACAACAGTCAACACATTTGCACGTAGCGCATACGCTGGCTTGCAAGGAAATTTTGGTGAAGTAACAATGGGTCGTCAAACAAACCCAAGTTTCTTGCCAGTTATCTTGTTTAACGCTTATGGCGATAGTGGTGCTTATAGCCCATTGTGGCACGCCACTTACTTCGGTAACACAGGCAATGCAACAACACAGTTGTTCAATGACACAGCTTGGGACAACAGTGTAAAATACACAACACCAAGCATTGGTGGTGCAACAGTTAGCTTGCAAAACTCTAAAGGCACAGGTGCACAAAACTTTGGTGGTAATGCAATGTACTTCAAAGATGACTTGGCATTGACAGCATTCTGGCAAAAGACAGGTTACAATAGCTCTGGTAGTTTCCAAACTGATATCTACACAGCCAACCCAGGTACACGTTCTACAGAGCGTGGTCTAGGTGCTAGTTACGATTTGCACTTGGCTAAATTGTTTGCTACCTACACAGAAGGTAAAGACAAAGCATTGAACATGGATGGCAAGACAACTCAAGTGTCTGCATTGGTTCCAGTTGGTCCAGGCAACGTAATGGCAGAAGCAGCACATACACGTTATGATGCTGGCACTATCACTACATACGACGAGTATGCAGTTGGCTATGACTACAACTTGAGCAAGAAAACAGACGTTTACGCTACAGTTGGTCGCACTTATGTTACTGCTATGACAGCAGGTCAAACATTGGGCGCTGGTCTACGTATCCGCTTCTAATCAAACGGTAAACAAAAAGGGCACCTAAGTGCCCTTTTTTATTGGCTATTCGCCCTAGATCGTGTATAATCACAGTATCAACTAACTCAAGGAACAAAATGTTTGAAAGTTTAGAAATTCGAAAAGCTGCTAACGGCTTTATCTTGGTAGTAAATACCGAAGAAGACTCAAAAGAATATGTGTACGACACAGAACGCAAATTGATGCGTGTTATCAAAAGTCAATTGGGCGAAAAGATTACAGAGGCAGATAAAGATTAATGTCAAACGAAACAACAAAAGCAAGGCTACGCCGCTTACCAGATACACAATATGCAGAAGCATATTTT